TCTTAGCCCCAGCAATAGCCGCTACAGCTTCTGCTTCTGGTTCTTCTCCAATAATTGCTGGCTTTAGATCAGATGCTTCTGCTGATGGTATAATAGCATTAACAATCGCACCGCCAGCAGCTTGTAGATTATCACCAATTACTTCACCTGTTTCAGAAAGTAACTCACCTGCGTCAGTAACCATACCTTCTGCAACACGCATAGCACGATCTGCTGTCTGTGTAGACCACTTAGAGGCTGTGATGACACCATCTTCTGCTACATTGTAAAGCATGTTAAACTTAGCTTCAGCTAGGGCGGCTGCTTGTTCCACACTTCCTTGCGTAGCTTTAGCAGCTTCTTTAATTGACGCCATAAACTTAGGCCACTCTTTAGTCACATTAAACTGACCAAGTTGATAACCCATTTGGATTACAGAAGAACGTGCTTTATCTGGTAGGTTTTCAAAATCTTCAACAACATTAGAGAAGTAGTTGTCAATCTTATCCACCTTTAGGGCTACAACAGCCGCCGACTCATCTGGTTGTACATTGTTAATATCTTTTATCAACGCACGTTCATCAGCTTCTAGCGACTCAACTTGTAAGCCATGACCTACTGAGTTCTTACCCATGTCGTCATATTGAACATTAGAGAAGCCTTCATCGCTTATGATTGTTGTAGCAGCATTTGCTTTTGAGATGCCCAAGCTACTAATTACATCCTTAATTTCCTGCCCTATTCCTTCAAAAGCTTTAGTTGCTGGAAATTCCTTAAAGATGTTAGGCATTGGTTTAGTATCAACGCTACGTGTTTTAGCATTTTCAATCATACCAGTAACGGCATCTAGTGCTTCTTGTGTTGTATCAGAAGTAGCATCAAAGAGTCTAGTCAGAGAATTATCAATCTCTTTCTTTTCAAACTTGTCACCCTTTGCAGCTTCCACAACAATATCCAAAGCTTGATTAAATACAGATTGCTTACCATCTACGTCAAATAGAGGTGGGTTTTCATTCAACCAGTTAAGGATTGGATTACTGTCTGTTGTCAACCTAGCAGTATTAGCTATCTCACTTAGCTGTTGTAACCAAGCATCTCCAGATAGGAAAGGCATTGCACCTATATCAGCAGGTTCGGCTGGACGAGGACGTCCAATAGAACCACCAAAGAAGTTTACATTAGGTACTTCATTTACAGAAGCGTTGAGTTCATCACTGGTATTGTTATCAGTAATTAGTAAACTTGGAGCTTCTTCTTGTTCCATATTAACTAATAGCTTGTTAAGATAACTAGGATCTGTAAGAAACTTTTGCTTATCAAACTGATTAACTAAAGGTCTAAAGTAAGAATAACTATCCCCATCTTTTATCCAAGCCTCAAGGCGCAAAGCCTTAGGATTTGTTGGATGAGGTGTGACTGCAACAACGTAGCCATCTTCTGCTAAACTAAACCGCTTCTTCATTTCAGGAGCTATCTTAGTTTGTATACTTTGATTAGCTTCATTAACATATTGAACTAGCTCAGAGGTCTTTTCCATGTCAGTAGAAAGAGACATAAAAGAATATTTTGTGCCATCCCCTGACTCTACAATATGATAATCATCATTGGCAATTTGAGCAGCATCGGCAATAGCATCTTCAACAGTTGCATAGTTACCTGTACGGTACAAAGCTTTTGCGCCAAACGCTACATCTTTTACTACTTGATGAGAGTTAAAAGTATCCTTGTGATTCGTAGCAAACCAAGTCATGTCACTTAGTACATCCGCGATTGTGCCTAATTCTTTAGCAGAGATGTCATAGTCCATCTTAATTTCACGTGCCATTAAAGCAGCAGCACCGTAATCTTTTATAGTTCGCTGTGTTAAATCAATCTCAGGTATACCTGCTACAGTTACGCTACGTTCTTGTGTAACACTAACCTCACCTACATTAGCTTTTTGCAGTAGGAAATAACGCATGGCTTTTAGTCGGTACATGTCGTCTTCATTGATGAAGTCTACGTTCATACCTGAACCAACCATAGCTTCCCACGTTATAAAACCTCTCTCTAATTTTAAGATTTCTTCTTCAGTGGTAATATCAGCACCAGATGTCATCAACTGAACAAAGTCATTGACAGTGTTCTTCATAACTGTAGGTGTAATACCTGTCTTAGCTAGGAAAGCGTACTGATCTCCTGCTGGGAGGCTAGTAAAACGAGTATCTGTTAGTACAGCTTGCTCCATCTCTTGAGTAGATACTGTAGAAGTACCACCACTTTTATTAGCATGTTGTACGTTATTCATTGGTGACGAGCTTTGGGTAGCAAAGACTGCATCTACTGCTTTGCTTACAGCTATACCTTTAGCCTGTGCTATAACTAACCCAGCACGTTCAGAATCTACACGTGAGCGTATTTTAGCTGTACCAGCCGCACGTTCTAGTGTATCCATTACATTAGCTGGTGTGCCATCTTCTTTTTTCATAGTTTCTAGCGCAGCATATAAAAATGTATCAGCAGTGTCAGATGCAATGTCTACCTGATACTGATGTGCTAAGTCTACGAAACGTCTAAAGTCTGGTTTACCGTCTGAGGTAGGAAACGCATTAGCAGAGCTAGTAATGTGATCTTGAATTAATTTTATTTGTGCTTGTTCTAATGCTGCTTGCTCTTCAGGAGTTTTGCCAACTATATTCGTATTATTATAAAGAGACAACACACTTATAAAGTCTTCGTTATCTACTTCAATCTGATGTGTTTTCTTATTAGTGTCATACGACATGAACAACGCAGTTGCTGCGTTTTCTGAGGCAATCTTAGCACGTTCAATATATAAACGGTCTACATTAGAATCTTCTAATTTACTAATGTAACTAGAAAAGTGGGAATTAATTTTATCACTGGCAGCACCAGCATCTAAACTATTCCAAACTTCACTATCGTTAATCAAACTATTTTCAATTTGTTTACTAGCTATTACTAGCTGGTTTTCAATTTGTTTTTGCTTACGAAGCTTTAACAAATTTTCTTCTTCTTGCTCACGCTTTAGTTTTTCTACTCGTTTTTCTTCTGAGAATTGTTGAACAGCAGGACTGATTGCTGCTACAAACTGTGATAAAGGAGAAGCCTGTGTGGGTTGTTCAGTAGGTCTTACATACGTATCAACTACGTTAGTAGCGGTAGGTGCAACTACTGTTTTAGTTTGTAGGTTCTGCACCTGAGGTCTTTGAGCCATTCTACACTCCTAGTTTATCACAAATTTATCTACTGTGGGCATGTTAGCCGTGTTGGTACTTAGCAAGTCTGTACCGTTTGCCATCGCTTTTGCTTTTTCACTAAGACCAAATACATCACTACCATACTTCATGTCAGAAGCTATAGCAGAGCTTGCTATACTTATGCCAGACATAAGCAAATCAGGCTGTACACCACGCTGCATACTGTTAATTCTTTGAAGAGCCTGTGCATTAACACCTGCCTTGTTCAAATCAATTTGAGCTAGTGTGCCTTTTAATTGTTGATTAATTGCTGATTCTTGTCGTAATTGTTTAGCTGTTACGTTAGCTATCTTCAACGCTTCTGTCTGACCACCAAGACCTGCTTCACCACTAATAGTCCTACGAGACTCACGCAACTCTAAAGCTCTAATAGATTGTTCAAACTTTTGTTGAGATGCTGCTTCTGCCTCTTGTATAGCACGTGCATTTAATTGCTGTATCTGCAAATCTCTTGATTGAGTAGCAGCTATTCTATTTTGTTGATATAACGCTTCATCTCTATTTGCCTTATTTCGAGCTTCAATAAAACTAGCTGCTCCTTTGGCAATGGAAAGGGCTGTCATCGGATCCATGTTATCGTATCCTCACAAATTCTAAAAAGGGTCTATTACCTACACCCCATGTTTTATGTTTCTTAATAAACGTGAAGCCTACAAAACGTAACCAATTAATAGCTACTGTATACTCTGCATCCACAGCGTTAGTCAAAAGGGGGTACTTATTATTAATCTCGCTAACCCATTTACGCGAACCGCGTAGGAAGGGTAGCCACACTTTTTCGATAGCTGGGGTAGTAAGTAACCACGGTATACCTACCATATCATCATACCTACCCACCCCATATATTCCTGCTATCTCGTCTGTATTTGTTACTATGATTGTCCAACATTCATCTGAATCATCAAACCCCATCTGTAACGCTTCTTTTACACTACCATGTGAGGCTTGTACCTCTTGTGCATCTTCTGGTCTGAGGTTATTACATAAGTAATCAACATCATCTTGGGTACTTTCTCTCACATGGGCTTTCATTACATTCTCCTAGAACGTAGTACGTAGAAGCCTTCCCACTCTGCTGATTGGAATGTGCAGGGTAAATGACTACTACTTTTTAGAGTTATAGTTACATCACCAGCTTTACCTAATACACCGAAACGGTATGTACCAGAGTCAATAGCTGCTTGATTCAGTATGTTGTTAGCACCACCAACAATCCGTCCTGTAAAGTTTCTAGTATATGTAGCCCTTTTTAGAGGTGTTACATCTACTTCAAAGAAACCAGTATTATTGTAGACTACTGCATAATTACGTATTTGTAGATGACCTGTTGTCACTGGTTTATTATCCTGTTTAACTACAGGTTCAGAAAACTCATACTTAAAAGTAAAAGGAACACCAGCAAATACTACTTCATTATCAGATAGCTTACCTGCTACTTCAGACAATTCAATAATCTTACCTGTTTGATCTACGTAAATAGCATCAGAGTCTGTGTAAGGTAGGCTTGTAGTACCACCTGTTTCTAATCTTACTCGTCTGTCTAAGTGGATAGAGAAAGCACTACTAGTATAAGTAGTTGCATCATCTACAGATAAGTTGATACGTTCTAAGTATAAGTCATTACCTCTTTTTATAAGGATTGTGATATCAGCTAAGTTAAATGAATAGCCTATAACATCACCACTAAATACCCAACGTGACCAAGAAGCTTGTAGTTTTTCCCTACCCTGCCAATAGTATCTATATACATATAAAGCCGTAGGATCGTTATCAGTTTGTGCAATCAACATGTCCTCGTTGGACGAGGCTTGTATATTCTTTATTTCTCCATCCAGATATTCAGGGATATGTGCTGTAATCTCAGTAGCATCATTTGTGTCAGTATCTGTATCTACAAAATATTCCCACATACCAGACCACGCACCACGCTTTGATGCAAAGTATACATACTTACCTGCTTGTGCTGGTTTTGCCCTTAAACTCGCTTCAAACTCTGTGGTGTTAGCCACATTAATAGTTTCAGGAGTAAGTACAGGATCAGCAGTAACTTTAAACTGCGTAAGATCTGAGAATAATAATAGACTTTCGTTAAAGGGTACAGCATGTTTAAGAATACTAACCTTATTGGAAGACACTGCCACGTCAATGGGATCACTATCCACAATCGTCAGTACTGATTTACGGAAGAAATCAAAATCAACAAACTCACCAGCGCGAGAGAAAATTACATTCTCATCAGCTAACACACCTAATCTATTACGATGGAAGAAGATATCAGATAATGTAAACCCAATAAAGGATGGGAATGGATTAGTATCCTCGTCACCTACTAGCCTATCTTTGTAGGACACAGTATCAAATTGAAAATCACCACTAATTAATTTAGATAATTTATGTGGCATAGTAGAAGCATCTAATTTAGTTAGTGCATCTGGTTCTATTGTTTCTTTCCATACTTCCTCAGAAGTAAACTTGACGTAATAATCATCCTGCGCTTTTTGATTATCCCCTGATACCTTGATAACAAAATCAGCAGGGGCTTCAGTAGGTAGTTTCTTAAAGTCTGCTGTCTCATCTTTAAAAACAAGAAGATGATCTCCACCGTGAGAGTCTCCTACCTCTACTTGAAAATCAGTAGTATCGGTTGATTGTATATGTAACACTGAGCCATAACGAGTAATAGTCAAACCAGTTACTGCTGACCCATCTGTTATGTCTGTGTAATAATCGATTGACACAGTAGTAGCAGAAAAGGTATCTAAATTCTGTGCAATAATATCTGTCGAAGCACCACGTTCAGCAAACTGTGTTTCTTCTGTGTCAGCCTGTGTAGATGATTTTGTAGCAAATTCAACTGTACTAGTGCTACCACCTTTAGTTAAGACTAGCCTATAGGTTGAAGAGTAATCAGCTTGTTTGACATATACTAGTGCCTCAGGATTTCTAGTAGGAGAAGTAGTTGTATCTTTAGCAATGACTGTATTTTTATTAACAATAAAAGTAGAGTCTGCAATGGATACAGCAGATAGTTCCTTACTTGGATCAGTCAATCCTGATAAATAAGACGCTGCATTATTAGTAACAGTCTTAGCAGTACCATCTTTGTCAAACACCCTAATTACACCTGAGGTATCCACGACCATAGAGTAGAACTCGTTCTCATCTCTACGAATAGTGTGTATAAAGGCTTTATCTAAGTTAGCAATAGTTCCTAGATTAGCTTTATGAGTTGTACTAGGACGCTTAGATAATCCTGAAACAACACTAGATAAACCATTCTCTTGTAGTTCTGCCTGTGTGTTAAGACGGAGAGAAGGTGGTTGTTGTGATACCCCATTGATGAGGTTTGGGATTGATTGACTGATGAGTGTCATTAGAGCGTTCTCCGTCCCTGCCTATCAATGATAGAGTATGTGTCATAGTTGTCAAAGATGTTATGGTCATCAGCCGCCTTATCAAACTCTTTTAGTTCCATAAGAGCGTATGCCTCATCTCTTTCTTGAAAATCATGTAACGTATTAGAACCCACAACGCGATCTTGGAACATACGAGTAGAGCGTAATACGATGTAACGCTTTGCTACTTCTGGTAAGTCATCAAACACTAGCTGCACCACGACATCTAATTGAGTGGATGCGCCTATGTTAAACGTGTGATTAGTTCTGTCATACATTTTGAGGCCACGCTGTACCAAGTCAGGACTTTGAGCAGCTAGAGTGGCATCGGCTCTAAGAACATCTGCTGGTAAGATTATCTGACCACTTGTGTCTTGAGCAAAACTTTTATTTAATTCTGTGTTAAAGTGCCAGCCCATAGACTGCACTTCTCTATCTATTGTGTTAAGAATACTTTCAGCAACTTCTGCTTCAATCAATCCAGAAGAAAGACTGCTCACTGGTGCTTCACCAATGGCAGAAAGCATCGTGTTGACTGCATCTAGTTTACTTGTTCCAGCCATGATAGCTCCTTACCATTTAACTTTATTAGCCCAATAAGCAGCAGAGGTTTCACCCTTTGCTATGTTTTTCCTGTGCCTATCTTTAAAAGCCTTACGTTGTTTTTCATTCTTATTTGTCTCTGCACCTTGTTCACCAAACCTAATCATCTCAGGCTTTTTAGTAGTACCAATCAACACAGCATGAGATTTAGTTTTATGACTAGGTGTCCTTTTAGGTATTCGCATACCCTTGAATGTTTCTCCTGCGTGTTCAATAGCCATTACTTTTTCTTTCCATACTTAGCCATGATAGCAGCTACCTGCTTTTGTGGCATACCACCGAAGGACATCTTCTTACCTGTCTTCTTAGACGCAGCTTTAGCAGATGCAATACCTTCTTTAGTATATTTATATTTCTTACCTGCAACTTCTGGCATTTCTAACTCCAAGAAAAAAAGGGAGTAGCCGTTAAGCTACCCCCTCGTTGAATTAGACCTCAGACAGACCAATACAAGCAGCAGGACGCAGGACGTTATGACCCATTGCGTACTTAGCCACCATTAGTGTGCCTTGACGGTTAATCTGATACTCTGATTCCATACCCAAATCAAGCAGCTTTACAGTTGCTACTGCTTCTGGGGTGAATACAAAGCCTTTGAACTTGGAAGCTTCTGCAACCATGTCACGTCCATCTACAGCAGCAGTTGGAAGGTCATAGTGAGTTGTGCGACCAGAACCAGCAGTGTTTGCTAGAGGCTGATTATCAGATGTCTTACCTTCATCAGCATCGCCTGTGGTGAAGTTCACGTACAGGTTAGATACGTTAGCGTGGTTTGACATGATGATAGGCATACCAGCGATTGAAGGCGCAACGCCAGAAGCGATTGAACCTGCACCACCAAAGTCCTTGTTCATGTAGACAAGCTTGTTGCCATCAGTCACATCCATCAATGCATAATACTGATCTGGGGCAAGAACTACTGTAGCACCATCAGTTGGTACGTTCTTTACTTCCATCTCTTTACGAGCATCAAAGATAGCTTTAGCAAGTTTTGCTGGATCTACTGAGTCAGCAGAAGCTGTACCGATATTGACGTTGCTTGTGAAGTCTTCTTCGGTAAAAGACTTGTAGTCCTGAACAAGACCAGCAGCAGCAGTTGCGTTTGTTGACAATGCAGCCTTAACAAGCATACGTGCTACGTTCTTATCTGCTTCATTGGCTAGTGCAATACCAGCTTCCTTTGAGTAGATAGAACGAACATCGTAATGGTTGATTGCTTCGTCAATGTTAGCAATGAACTGGCTAGAGATGAGCAAGTCATCAATAGTTACGATACGCTCACCAGCGCGAATAGAGCCACCTGTGATTTCATTTCCTGGAGTCAGGTATTCCGCAGTTGCGCGGCCTGTCATTGGGAATGAAGCAGACTTACCCTTTGAAATTGTGCGAGTACGCACCTTGTCCATAAGGACTTTCTTTTCCTCAAATGCTGTTAGGACTTCGCCAGCGTACAGCTTGAGAAACAGGTCACGTACGTCACCTGATAGATTGTTTTGACCCTGAAAGCTTACGCTATATGCAGGGTTTGAAGCGGCTTGTGCCATTTGAATTACTCCTTAGTGAGTATAATGTTGAGTTGAATTACACTCTGCATTACACTACATCCTTTCTCCAAGATTGTCCCTCGCAAGGGGTCAGGGGTAATCGTTTGTTATGTTTGCTTCGTGTTAGGGTTTCCCCTTTTAAGAACACCAGTTATTGATGTGCTTAAAAGGAGAGGGGATTCTTATACAACCCCCTCACCAAATGCAACATGTTAGAACAGGCTAGAACGAGCCAACTTATCAGCGACTGCTTGCCTGTAGGCAGGGTCTTTAGCGTATCTAGGGTCACTCATAGCAGCAGTGAGTTCCGCGTTACTCTCAAACTTCCCACCTGTGGATACAGCACCTGTGTCCCCTTGCATAAGGGTAGGTTCTGCCTCAGATCGATAACGTGCATTAAGACCTTGAATAGCAAGCCTAATCATATTAGGATCTTGCGTTTCCATTGTTGCATTAAAAGCATCAATCTCATTTTCAGGTAGAGTATCTGATGCCCACTGAACCATGTCAGCGTATTGTTCTGCACCCCCTACAATGGAGTACATATCTGATTTAACCTGAGAAGCTAGAGCATCCTGCCCTGCTACCCATGAGTCAACCATACTTTTTGGAAAGCCAGCTTCCTCTAAAGCTTTATAAGCATCAGAAGATAACTCTCCATTTTCTGCATATTCCTGCTGGAATACATCGAAGTCTAAACCTTTACTATCTAGTAGTTCAGATACTTCTGTAGGAGTTTCATCACCAGTAGCTTCTATTTCTACTTCTGGTTCTGCTTCCCGATCACCCTTACCAAGTTTACCCTCTAATGCAGAGTAAGCTTTAGCCATATCTTCTGGTGATTTAAATTTAGCAGGTAGCCATTCTGGACGTTCAGGGTCTTGCTGACTACCTTCAACCTTCTCAAGCATTTCATTAACATGTTCTTGAGATTCTGGTTCAGGCTCTTGATAAGTATTGATAGCGTCTGCCATATATTACTCCGTTTCTACTGCGCCTTTAGCTAATTGTGGTGCAGCACCTTGTGCCATACCCATAGCTGTTTGTTCTAACATTTGTTGTTGCATCATTTGCTGTTGCATCATAGCTTCTTGCTGCTTTTGTTCTGGTGATTTTATAAGTCCAGAAGTATCAATACCTAATGATGCTGCTAATCTGTCAATGTAATCACCTAAGTTCATCTCGTTAGCAATAACCTCTGCGCCTAACGGCTGTAGATACTGCAAGAATGTTGCGAGTTTGTTTAGGTCTTGACCACGACCAAGTGCTTCGATACCAGTAACGACAGTAGGTTTAATACTATCCTTAGGCATACGAGGCATCTTACCCTGCTTTGTAAGAGATTCTAGTAGCAGGTTAATCAATGGAAGCTGGAACTCCTGCGATAGAATGGAGTATACTCCACCTAAAGCTGTCTCTAGTTCCTGCGCCATGAAGCGCACTTCTTCTGCTGTGACACGTTCTGCTGCACGTTGTACGCTGCTATTCAACAAGAAGGCAGCAGCCAGACGGTCATTAATCATACGCATAGTTTCTAAGGCTACACGGAAGTCACTTGATTTTTGTACTTGTAGAGTAGAAACATCATTAGCATCACCAGTTAAAAACGCACCGTTAGCTGCTTTAGCTAGATTACTTGTTTTAGTAGTACCATTAGGACGTACTAAGAACAAAACTTTAGATGAAGCTGCACTACCTTGTACAATAGCTTGTGTCAATGCTTCCAAGCTACGCAAGTCACCAATATATTCTTCGATAAAACCTCGTCCATAGTCTTCACCATCAATACGGATAAAGCGTAATGGAATGAATGGGTTCTGATCTTTTTTAAATGTTCCACGTGAATTAGGGACTTCGATTCCTGCTACTTCTTGCTTAACCTCGAAGCCATTCTTAGTGGTTTTTACATATGTATATAAATGATAGTTCTTAACAGGCGTATCTGTTGGTGGGATCAACTGTTTTACTTCATCAGGTAGCATCAAAGGTGATACTGACTCTTTAGTAAGGATCTCCAATAGATTACCCATTGCGTCACGTTTAGTTACGTAACGGTCAGGTCTATATACTTTCATGCCACCTTCTTTGGGCATATATACTAGTGCATTACCTGTGACGATAAGCAACTTGAGTGCCTCAAAGACAGGTACTCGAATAGACTTGCTCTCAATTTCTTGCATTGCTGCACGTTCAATACGTGCTAGCCCCTCTTCCACCTGTCCACGATTGTCACCTGCAATTTGTTGCAAGTCAAAATCGTCAATCGTAAGACGAAAGAACGGACTGTTAGGGGGCAGCAGAGCAAGAAGTAATTTAGATGCAAGGTTGTTTACACCCCTCGCTCCGATGCCTTGATACGGTGTAGCATAGATAGACGAACTACTATGCCCTTCCTCTGGCATAAGAGTAGGGATGGTTAGCTTTGCTGCCTCACGGCCTCGCTCAAGAAACGTATCACGTTCACTCTCAAGCTGACTGTAGCGTTTAGCTACTGTACCTACTTCTTCTTGCATTTACTTATCCCTTCGGAATATTAAGACCAGATGTACCTTCGCCACCTACTTGTGTAGCAGCAGCAGTCTGCCCGACCAACGCTCGTTTACCTCTGCGTCTTCGTCTAAGCTGTTTACTACCACTAACCTCTCCTGAAATTTGTATCTCAGTATCATCCATATCACCTTTACTAGCTCCAGTAGTTGGAGAAGGTGTAGGTGGTGGAGGTGGTGGAGGTGGTGGAGGT